GAGGGAGTTATCGCTGAGGTTAAGCAGGAGCGGCTTGCCGTAGAGGCCCAGCGGAGGAAGAAAGAACAGATTGCCATTATGGCGGAAATGATTTGAGGAGGAGAAAACCATGAAGTACAAGACTCTGGCGGAAATCGAAACCCGCAAGGCTGCCATCCTCAGCGAGATGGAGCAGGAGGGCGCGGACCTGGACGCCCTGAAGAAGGAAATGGATGAGCTGCGCGAAAACGCCCAGCAGATCCGTGAAGCCGCCGCGAAGGCGGAGGAAACCCGGAAGGCCATCGCCAGCGGCGCGGCCGGCATCAACGTCGGCGAGACCCGCAAGGCGGAGACCGCCGCGAAGACCGTGGACGAAATCCGCGGCAGCAAGGAATATGTGGAAGCGTTTGCCCGCTACCTGCAGACCGAAGACGACCGCGAGTGCCGCGCACTGCTGAGCACGAACGCCAGCTCCGGCGGACAGGTGCCGGTTCCTACGCTGGTCGATCCCATCATCAAGACCGCGTGGGAAAAGAACGAGATCCTGAACCGCGTGAACAAGACCGGGTTCAAGGGCAACCTGAAGAGCGCCTTTGAACGGGCTGCCGATCCGGCGTATGAGCACGGTGAAGGCACCACGGCCATCACCGAGGAAGACCTGACGCTGGGCATCGTGGAGCTGAAGCCGAAGAACATCAAGAAGTTCATCCGGGTATCCGATGAAGTTATCGCGACCGGCGGCGAAGCCATGGTGTCCTATGTGTACCGTGAACTGGCGTACCAGATCACCAAGAAACTGGCCGCGCTGTGCGTGACCGACATCAGCGGCGCTGGCACCAGCCACACCAGCAGCGCTGTCGGAATCACGAAGATCGACGGTTCCCCGGATCTCAGCATTGTTGTGACTGCAGAAGCCAATCTGAGCGACGAAGCGGAAAACACGGTCGTGATCATCAACCGGCTGACTGCTGCGGCATTCCATCAGGCAAAAGTCGCAGGCAACTTTGCGGTAGATCCGTATGACGGCCTGACCGTGCTGTACTCCAGCGCGCTGCCGGCCTACGCGTCCGCCAGCGCGAACGCGGTGTGGATGATCGTCGGCGACCTGGGCGGCGAGCATGTCAACTACCCCGAAGGCGAAGACATCATCACCAAGTGGGATGACCTGAGCGAAGCGGAGGCAGACATGGTGAAAGTCCACGGCCGGCAGTATGCCGCGCACGGTGTGGACAAGCCCGGAATGTTTGTCAACGTGAAAAAGGCTGCGGCTGTCACGACCTGATGAGGAGGACGAACGCATGAAGGTGAAACTTCTGCGGGCGGCCAGAATCCGGCACGAAGCCGGGGAGATCGTTGAGGTCTCCCCGGCGGAGGCCGGTTTTCTGTTTTCCACGGGGAGCGCGGTGAGGGCAGCGGAAGCACCCGCCATGCGCGAGATCCCGGAGGAAGCCGCAGAGAAAGAAACGCCGGAGACGGCGGCCAAACCGAAGAAAACGACCCGGACGAAAAAGTAACGAGGGGGAAGCATGAAAAAGCCGTTCAAACTGCTGATTGCCGTGCCGTGTATGGACTATATCCACGCGGAATTCGTGAAGAGCCTGATGAAGCTGACGGGCCACCTGCAGCGGGAGGGCGTCCGGTTCGCGGTTGAGATCGTGGCCGGGACGCTGGTGTACTTTGCGCGGAACAAACTGGCCTGCAAGGCCATCAACGAGGAATTCACGCACATCCTTTTCCTGGACAGCGACATGGTTTTTGACGAGGAGATCGTGGAGACGCTGACATTCTGCGGAAAAGACTTTGTGTGCGGCGCGTTCCAGTCGCGGCGGCCGCCGTACGGCAGCTGTGTGTTCACGCAGCTGAAACCGCTGACCAAGGTGACGGAATACGGCAAAGAGCCCTTCCGGGTGGAAGGGTGCGGCATGGCCTGCACGATGATCTCCACGGAGATCCTGAAGGCCGTACAGCATAAATACGGAAACTGCTTTGACCCGGAGAACATTGATGGAGTCAGCTACGGTGAGGACCTGGCATTTTGCTGGAGAGTCCTGAAAACCGGGGCTGAGATCTGGTGCGAGCCGACGGCACGCTGCGGCCATATCGCCCACGTGCCGATCTGGCCGGGAAAGGAACCGGCCACATGAAGCGGATATTGATCTGCGCGCCGCTGCGGCAGGATGTGGACGTATTCGAGGCATACCAGGAAGGGCTGGACAGACTGGAGGTGCCGGAAGGATTCAGCGTGGACCGCTTTTTCGTGGTGAATGACTGCGACGAAGTGATCCCGCATATCCGGGACGCGGAATACATCCGGGCAGAAAACGGCGAGGCATATGAAAAAACGCACAACGACCACCTGTGGACGCTGGACCTGATGTGGAAGATGGGCGGACTGCGGAACATGACGATCCGGAAGATGCTGGATGGCGGGTATGATTACTGGCTGTCCGTGGACACCGACATCGTGCTGGACCCGTGGACGCTTTACAACCTGATCCAGGCGGACAGGGACATCGTGAGCGAAATATTCTGGACTCAGGCACCGAACGGAAGATACTGGTGCAACGCGTGGATGGAAGACCAGAGCGCGGGAATGAGCGAGGAATGGAAAAAACCGGGACTGTACCGGGTGGGGATGACGGGCGCGCTGACGCTGGTGAAGCGCAAAGTGTTCGAGGCCGGAGTGAGCTACGAGCGCATCCCGAACATCCGCCAGGCGCTGAGAGGCGAGGACCGGCATTTTTGTGTACGCGCGGCGTGCGCGGGCTTTGAGATGTGGATTGACACCCATTGCCCGGCAAAACACATGTACACACGACAGTTATACGAGGAATACATGGCGGGAAGAAGGTGAGCAACTTGTTCAAGGAAGTCAAAAGTATGCTCCCGGTGAGCGGGAACGGATACGATGAGGAAATCATCATGCACATCAGCGGAGCGGTGCTGGATCTGACGCGGACGGCACACATCGTGCTGCCGGGAAGCGTGAATATCACCCGGAACGAAACCACAGGGGTGATCACGGACACCAGCACGCTGACGGATCGGTATGTGATTGAAACCATCGCGATCTACTGCAACATGCACATGTTCAACCCGCCGAACATTGAATACCTGGAGAGGGCCTACAAGAGCAAGAAAGGGTCACTGCAGCTGAGCAGGCACTACAACGGATCGGCGGTGACGACCGAATGAGGATGTGGACCACGATCACGCTGATCGGATTCAATTCCGACGCACACGAGGTGGGCCAGGACCCGGTGGAGACGCGCCGCACGGTGAAGGTTCAGGAGATGAGCCTGAGCCAGGCGGATATGTACGAATCCGGGGGAGAAGGCCTGCGGCCGGAGGCAAAGCTGCTGATCCCGATGGACCGGGATTACCAGGGAGAACGCGAACTGGAATACAACGGAGAGCGCTGGAAGGTGATCAACTCAGATCCTTACAAGGACTGGAACGGCGTGATCCTCAGAATCCGGCGCGTGAAGGGCAACGCCGCGGTGTACACACCGCCGGCGACCACCAGCGGGGAGGTGACCGGGAATGGATAACATCACCGCACTGGTGGAGGCCATGAAGAGCCTGAAAAAGGGCGAGGAACCGAACACCGTAACGCTGCCGGTGGCGGAGGACGGGTGGAACACCCGGCCGGACACGGACAGCTACGGAATTATCTACCCGGTCGAGTTTGAAGCGGACGCGCTGAATGGCAACGACATGAAGCTGGCCGCGGCAAACGAGGGAAGCTTTGACCTGTACAGCCGGAAAAAGGACGGGGACGGATGGATTCCGCTGATCAGGGCGGTACTGCAGGAACACTGCGGTGCGGCCTGGCGGCTGAACCACCGCGGATACGAAACAGAGACGAGGCTGTGGCACTGGGAATGGGCCTTCCAGACGGAGGAGTGAGCGGGATGGCCTACAAGATTTCGACATCCGGCATGGATGATCTGCTGGAAAAGCTCCAGAAAACAGGGGAAGCGGCGCATGATATTGCCGCTGCCGGCCTTTATGAAGGCGCAGGCGTTGTGGCTGACTCGGTCAGCCGGGCGGTGCGAGGAATCGCCACAGAGCCGTTCCGGTATGCCGCAGGCGGAAGCAAGCGGCTGCCGAGCCCGGAAGAAAAAGCAGTGATCGAGGCAGCGCCGAAAGGCGTTTCACACTTCCGGGACAACGGAGGGAGTGTAAATACCAGCGTAGGACTGAACTCAGCCGGATACGGGACCGTGGCAGGGAGAACGAAGCCGGTGGGATTGATTGCAAACGCAATCAACTCCGGCACCAGCTTCATGACGAAGCAACCGTTCTACCGGCAGGCGGTCAGCTCATCGAAAGGCCAGGCGCTCGGAAAAATCGAGACAAAGCTCAGGGAGGAAATCGACAAACTGAGCGGAGACTAAAGGAGTGAAAAGACGATGTCTAACCCGAATGTAGGAATGATGTATCCTGTGTTCGCACCGCTGACGACCCACACGGACGGTTCAATGCCGACCTACGGACCCGGCGTGGTGATCCAGGAAGCCAGAAACGCGACCGTATCGAAAACGTACAACGAGAACCCGCTGTACGGTGACGACCGGATCGTGGACGACGACAACGGCATGACCGCGCTGAACATCAGCTTTGAGCCGACCGGCCTGAGCGACAGCGACCGGATTCTGCTGTTCGGTGAAACCGCGAAAGCCATCCAGGGCGTGACCGCCCAGGTGGAGATGGACAACGAAACGCCGTATGGCGGTTTCGGGTACATCCGCAAGATGCGGGACAACGGGAATTACAGCTATGAGGCCTGGGTGATCCTGAAGGTAAAGTTCACCGAGGAAAGCCAGACCACCGCGACCAAGGAACAGAACATCACCTGGAACGTGCCGACGCTGAACGGCCGGGCCGCAGCGCTGGACATTGACGGCAGCGGAAAACTGAGCTGGCGGATTCACGCGAGCTTCGAGACCGCGAGCGCCGCAAAGGCGTGGCTGAACACGGTGCTGAACGTGCCGACGGCGACGACCTGATGAAGAAGGGGGCCGGGAAAAAAATCCCGGCTCCCTGATTTTGTGCATAAGGAGGACGGTATGGATTCCAGCATCATCATCGGCGGGCGGAAGATCCCGCTGTTCTATTCCACCATGGAAATGGTGGAGATTGAGAAGAGCATCGGCTGCACGGCGTTCCAGCTGCACGAGAAGATCATGGATGCGCGGAAGGTCGGCGGGGACGATGACGAAGAAAACTTTGAAATAGAATTTGGCCTGGTTGACAAACCGGAGAACAAGGAGAACCTGGGAAAACTGATCCGCATCCTGGGAAACGCGGGCCTGGAAGAGGCCGGGCAGGAGCCGGATCTGACGGACAAATGGGTGCTGCGGCACATGAAACCGGGAATGATCATGATCTACGCGATGGCGGTGATGGCCATCGTGAACGAAGGCAACCAGATGGAAGCCAAAAAAGAAGAGAACGGGCCGGTGGACGTCCTGCTGGAGGAAGAGCAGGGAAAAAAATCGCAGGGGAACTCACCTACCGGCGCGTAGTTTCCTACGGCATGATAGCCGGAATGAGACGGGATGAAATTGACAGGGCGAAGCCGGGGGAGATCCTCGACTTTTATTATTATCGGACTTTATACGACGCGAGCATGATAAGGATGTGAGGACATGTCCGTAACGACGAAGCTGGAGGTCGAGTACAGCCAGTTTAAAAAGGGAATGGCGGAGGCCCAGGCCAGCGTCAAAACACTGGACGCGGAGCTGAAGCTGAGCGAGGCGCAGTTCAAGGCAACCGGCGACGCCGAGAAGTATGCCGCGGAACAGGCGGCCCTGCTGCAGCAGAAGCTGAACGCGCAGAAGGAAGCGGCGAAGAACGCGGAGCAGATGTTCCTGAACCTGGCCAAGCGCGGTGTGGCACCGACAAGCCAGGAATACCAGCGGATGGCCCAGAAGATGCTGAACGCGCAGGCGGCGGTGGCCACCACCCAGGCGGAACTGAACAAGCTGAACACAAAGCAGGAGACGGCGGCCGGAAGCGCAAAAACCCTGGCGGACGAGGTCGGCAACATCGGCAAGAACGTAAGTCTGCAGAACATCACGGACGGTCTGAGCAAGATCACAGACGGTATGGAAAAGGCATACCGCACAGCGGTGAGGCTGGGCAAAACCGTGATGCGTTCCATGATGGACGCGACCGGATGGGCGGACGATGTGCAGACCCGGGCAATCCAGTACGGAACGGACGCAGAAACCATCCAGAAGATGGACCGGGTGGCGGCATACATCGACACGGACGTGGACACCATCATCAGCGCGAAGGACCGGATGAGCAGGAACCGGGAGAACCTGGCGGAGCTGCTGGGCATCAGCTCGGACGGGCGGAACGTGGATGACGTTTTCTGGGAAGCTGGAGAAGCCATCATGAACCTTGGCGAAGACATGGACAAGAGCGACTACGCCATGAAGATCTTCGGCAAGGGATGGCGGGAGCTGCTGCCGCTGTTCACCGCGGGCCGGGAAGAATATGAAAGCCTGATGGAAAGCCAGGACGTGCTGAGCAATGAGCAGGTGGAAGCGCTGGCCAAGGCGGATGACGAGATCAAAAAGGTGCAAAGCGAGATCGCCAACCTGAAGCGCGAGTTCTGGGCGGAACACTCCGGCACCGTGATCGAACTGCTGGAGTGGGTCGTGAGCAACAAGGACGCGGTGGTCGCGGCACTGACGGCAATCGCCGGGGCGTTTGCGGCACTGAAGACCGCGGAGACCGCGGCAAACATCATGAAGATCGTGAACGGGCTGAAGGGGCTGACCGGAGGAAGCGCGGCGAACGCGGCGACAAACGCGGCAATCAATGCGGCAGGCAGTGCCGGAACAACAACGCAAACCGTGACGACACAGCTGATAAACGGCGCAGGCGGAATGGCTGAAGGGCTCGCAAACTTCATGACAAGCAAA